AGCTCTTCAGTATCGATATGTTTTTCCCAATCTGATACAGCTTTAACACTTCTTGAAGCCATTGTAGATTCAACCTTTAATTGTCTGCTATACATGGCCATGATATGGTTACGTTGATCATCTGTAGCATCCTTTAATAATCTTGAGAAATTTTGACTTTTATAAGCCGAAAAAGTATCTATGTTTTTGATCAGTTTATTAGTAACTGCATAATCTTTATCTCCATATTTTGAATTTGGAAATTCAGACCTTACGCTTTTAGTTAATTCCTTGCGTGTATGTGAAAATAACTTTTCAGATATGGTACCAGAATCTAATCCATCAATTTCAGAATAAACACCTTCAGTATCTTTTACATTCACACCCAATTTAGTTGCTTTGTACCAAGCATCTTTTAAGTTATCCCATTTAGAATTATGATTATGCCCACAACCTTTATAAGTACGATCTATAATTGCCCCCAATTTATGAGGGCTTGTTAAAAAACTCCGTTACCAGTATTTAAGTTAGGTTTAATTTCTTTTTTCTTGGTAACTGGTATTCCAAAAGTGTTATTAATAAAATCCTCATCCACATCATAATGTGCTAAAAGTCCTTCGGTTATTTTCCACAACCCATCAATGTTTTTACTTTGCTCAAACCTAAATAAAAAACCGTTTAAAGGATAACCTAACACAATTAGTCTTGGTATTAAAGTGTGATTAATAAAGCCTTCAATGAATTGTTTATCCGCATTGGTAATTAGATCACCCATTCGCTCACCAACCTCCTCTTTAGATCTACTCCCACCTTTTGAAGCTTCACCTAATACAGCACCATTTACTAATTTGGATACCTCAGAGTTACAACGGTTAATTAAGTTGTCATACACTTCACCTTTACTTCCTGTTGTTTCAACAAATTCAATAGATTCATTGTCATCAATTACGGCATATGATGCAGCACCCATGTTTATCATCATATCCTCCATACGATTCAAACTATCAACATCTTTCACGTTTGTTTTACCATAACGTAAAGGCATTCCAAAGATTTCACAATATTCTGACCAAGCACTTTGAGCAAAACGTTTGTATAAAATGTGAGGTGCAGTTTTGTTAAATAGGCCTAAATCATCTTTAGTTCCTATTTCAAGTAACCAGGGGGAATATTTTTTATCCTCCCTAAATAATACACCTTTCTCATCACTTTCTCTAAAAATAAACAATCCCTTTTCAGGTACAACATGTCGTCTATTAACTAAAGTAACATTACTTACTTCACCTTCAATAATTTCTCCAATTTGCACCAAAGAATGACCCCAAAATACACTTTGCATGGATAGATCAAGTAACTCAAAAAACCAAGGCTTTGATAATAACTCCGTTTTTTCATTATCTACAACACCATCTGTTTGATTATAAACTGAAAATTGACTACCTCTAATGGCTAATACTCTTTTTTGAAACTCTGCAGACAAATGAGCATCTAAAATTAATTCATCATATAAACTATACAATAAACTACGTTTTGGCGTTTCAACGTTTTCAGCTTGTTGTAAAGCAACTCTCCAGTTACTAATATCTTTTCTTGCTCTTGCTCGATTAGAAGCAATTAATTTGTCTACTAATTTGTTTGGTCTTGATTTTGCCATAATTAATAATAATGATTTTGTTTTGGTGAACTACTGCCATGGCGTAGTGGTATCTTTTCCTCTGCTGTTTTATGTGGTAATAATGGATCAATGAATCCGTCTGCTACTTTCTCAAGCCAACCCTTTGCTTCATCATGTCTTTTTACTCTCAATTCTGGAATGTTATCAGGAGCAATTCTACTATGTAAATGATACAGTAATATGTCACTTAAATACATTACAATCAAACCATTTTTTTCAATGGAGTTGTCAAATATTTTAACAACATCATATCTAATATTTAAGTAGCCAGTCATTTCTTGAATGGCTCTACCTTCTGTACTAGTTAATAATGTGTCATCATTATCTAGAATAGCGTCTAATGTGATTAAATCAATTAGATCTAATAAATCTGTTTTTACTAAAAAAACCATAATATTTAATATTTACGTGACTCTCTAAAGCCCATTTTAAAAGTGTTACCCGAACTTCTTGCAAATCTGTCTAAGTAATCAAATGCTTCTTTATCTGCATCAGGAGAATCATCATGACTTTTATATCCTGGTTCAATTCCTTTCAGCTGAGCAAGGCCTTCTTTTGAATCATTATGATCCTTTAATTTTATGTTGTAGTAAATCCTCCCATTTTGGTATTGTGGATGCATTTCTAAAATACGATCAAACTTCTTTTTTGTTGAACGATCACTTTTAACTAAATTTAAAAGGAGTTTTTTATCAGCTTCAACTTCCGAAATAGTTCTAGTTATCTCTTCATTCCAAAACTGAGCTTCAAATCTAAAAGGTACACTCACGGATTTAGGTAGGCTAGATTGATAATTAGCAATCCACTCAATAGCAGGTCTAATTTTACTCTGTTTTACAAAGCAATCAATCAAATACTTTTTACCATCTTTTAATCCCCAAACACGTACAGCATTGTAATCAGAAGTTTTAGACCCTGCAAAAGCAACATCCCAAGTTCCGACTAATGCTTTAAATGAATCCAACCTTGGCAGCTTAGTCCATTGAATCATATCATCTGTGAAAATCTTACCTTCTACATGTGGATCATTATTGTATTCGGCTTTTGCATTTAAAGTACCAACAGTTTCAATTTTCTTAATATAATAATCTGCAGGATACTTTTCAGGCCAACACGGTAACAATGTAACTGGATCAAATGCTTTTTGCTCCTGTACCTTCCAACCTCTATTCTCTCCAACAATTTTACTAAAAATCATTCGTGGTGCAAATTGGTTTTGAGCCAACACCACTCTTTGATTATCACCATCCATAGTTGGAATAATACCAGTTAATAACCATTTGGAGTATTCGTCTTGACGTTTAGGGTTTTTTAAAGTTTCTTTAGTTTCCCAATCATCACATACTATATAATCAGGTCTGTCTCCACCAACTCTTAATCCCCTTGGTTCTTGACCCATACCAATTGATTTGGCTATGAATCCATTTTTAGTAATAAAAAAACCACTTTCCCAATGCCCGGTGTTTTTCTGAATTCCAAAATCATGTATTAAACGTTCATTGGCTTCAAACTGTAATCTTAAATCATCTAGTAAAATTTCGGCTTTTGAACTTTCCTGACCAATCAACAACATAAATTTGATGTCATTATTAATCCAAAGCCAAAGCGGAACTGTTACATCACCAACAACTGACTTTGCTAAACCACGCCCCCATTTTAACCAAATAGATATTTCAGAATTATTTTTAATTCGTTTAGCAGCTCTTACATGAAAGTCTGGAGTTTTGGTTGTGGCAAAAGTTGGTAAATAGTATTTAACAAAGTATTCATAATCTACTTTAGCTTTAGCAATTCTTTGTTTTTGATCTTGCTTAGTTTCATTGTGGTTAATTGTTGTTTTACTTTGTAGAAACTGAACTTTTGAACTCCAATTTTTAAACGCTTGTTTATCTCTTAATTTTGCCATATCTAAATTCCTTCCTTAGTTGCTAATTCGTTAATAAACTCATCTATTAACGAAAGCATATTTAATGATTGTTTGGCGTGATTAAGTGTCATCCAATCCGTGAACTCCGTAAACACTTCAACATACTTATGTAGTGGATTGTTTGATAAGGCTTCTATTTCTTTTCTTATGACGGCTTTAGCGTCTGACATTTCTTTGTTAGGAAGACCATTAAGTTCTTCTTTAATATGATTGTTAATAGCTTTTAACTGAGCATAAGAATCTTGTAATAATTTAGAACTCGTTAAATTTTGTGAATCTCTAATACTGTCCCATTTACCATCATTAATCCATTTTCGTAAAGTCTTTTCTGTACAACCTACCTGCTTTGCTATTTCCTTTCTGCTGAAGGAACTTTTAACAAATAAACTGTAGGATAATGTCTTTTTTTCTGCATTAGTCATAACACAAAGGTCACTCCTATTATTGATAAATAAAAAATCAAATTCTTTGTAATGTAATTATTTAACTAACCACACGTAAGTCATTAACGCATAGTTGAATTGTAATTTGCAATACCATTAAATAAAACTGAAATTTGTGACCTCAAAGGGATTATAAAATCCAAATATTATATGGCTAAAAAAGTAAAAACATTTGTATTAAGTGATGGTAGCAAAAATAGCTACGGATTTGCAATTGATATGGCTAAGTTGAACTTAGAGCGTTTCAAAGCAAACCCTGTTATGTTATATAACCATGGAGAGTTAGTTGGTAAATGGGAGAATATTAGAGTTGAAAATGGCAAACTATTAGCTGAGCCAGTTTTCATGGATAATGTATCAGAAGAGTTTGCACTGAAAATAAAATCAAGAGTTGATGATGGTTTTGTAAATGGAGCTTCAATTGGGTTTGGAGTTTTATCAGTGAATAAAGATGGTGACATTCCATTAGTTGAAGCAGAAGTAAATGAATGTTCAGTTGTTGATATGCCATCCAATGCAAATGCTATTGTTCTATATGATAGTGAAGGAATAAAGTTAGATAATGAAGCATTTAAACTCGCTTTAAACAGTATTAAAAAACCAATAAAAATAGATAAAGAAATGAAACTTAACAAAAATAGTTATGTGACATTAGGTTTAGCAGAAACTGCTACTGAGTCAGAAGTTGACGTAGCAATTCAAAACCTAAATGCGAAAAATGTTGATTTACAAACCAAAGTAGAAGGTATTGATAAAGCAAAAGTAGACGCTTTAATTACTGTAGCTTTAAGTGAAGGTAGATTCACTGCAGACAAAAAAGAACAATTTGAACAATTAGCTACAGCAAATTTTGATTTAGCTAAATCAACTATTGAAGGTTTACCGTTAAAGGGAACTTTAGCAGGTAATGAGCAACGTGAAAAAAAGGATAAAGAAGATCGTGAAAAATGGACGTTTGCAGACTGGAGAAAAAAGGATACTGCAGGATTGTTATCTATCAAAGATACTGACCCTGAAAGGTACAAGGAAATTACAGGACAATAGAAGGATTGAACGCTATAAAGGTTCTAACAAAAATAAGAAGTGAAAATTTAAGAGAAAGAAAATGAAAAAGATTTTAAGTATTGCGTTTGCATTCGTTGCAGTAGCATTTTTATCAACTGCAGTAGCATTAACAACTGGGGTTCCATTAGTAATTACAGGTGGAGTTATAACATTAGCAAGTGCACTAACACCTGCAGTATCAGGTGTAGCATTGGTAGGTTTAAATAAAGAAATTTGGTTGCCTGATTTATTAGAAGGGTTTTATGCTGATGATATGTTTTTAGGTGAAGCTAGAGATATGAGTGCATTTGTAAGTAATGATGTTATCAATTTAGCTGAGGCAGGGGTTAATCCTGAGGTGCTAATTAACAATACTACTTATCCAATTCCAGTTTCTTCACGTGATGATTCTCCAATTCAATTAACATTGGATACTTACGATACTGAAAACACAATGATTGCAGCTATTGAAACTGCTGAATTATCTTATGATAAACGAGCATCAGTTTTATATGGTCATAGAATGGCGTTAAGAATGAAATACATGCAAAAAGCTATTCATGCATACTCTCCTTCAACTGATGGTGAATTTACACCAGTCTTAGTAACTACTGGAGTTAATGATGGAAATGGACACAAATCATTAACATTTGAAGATATTCTAGATTTAGAAAACAAGTTTGATGATGCTGAAGTATCTACTGAAGGTAGAATTCTTGTGTTATCAACTACACATAAAAGCCAATTAAGAAAACAAGATTTAAAATTGTATAATACTGTATTTGATAAAGAGTCATCTTATGGAGGTTTTAAGATCTATTCATTAGCTAAGAAAAGAATGCCAGTTTATAACTCTTTAACAGGTGCAAAAGTAGCATTTGGAGCAGCTGCTGCAGGGACAGATACCATTTGCTCTGTAGCATTTCATAAAGATGAAGTTATGAGATGTCAAGGTACTGTAGATATGTTTGCAAAATTAAAAGACCCTGAAACAAGATCAGATATTTATGGTTTCCAAATGAGAGGATTAGCCATGCCAATTAGAAATAAAGGTATTGGAGTGATTTACTCTGCAACTGTATAGTCTTAACTAACTATTAAGATATGGAGACTCAATTATGGGTGCTAACAGGTTTGGTTTCAGTTTTGGCAACCGTTTTAACAATGGTTGCCAAAGCAAGCCTTAAACAATTAGTTGGCCGACTAGATGCCTTAGTTACTGCAGTAGGAGAATTAACTGTACAGTCTTCAATTCACAAGACAGAAATAGCCAACGAAACGGAAAAAAACAACGAGCAAGATCAACGCTTAAACGAGTTATCAAAGCGAGTTAGACAAATTGAAATAAAAAAGTGAAAAGAGCGATCAAACATATTGTACTTCATTGCACCGCCACATCTAAAGATACTAAAGTGTCTTCTATTGTAAGGTATTGGAAAGAAAGAAAAGGATGGATTAATCCAGGTTATCATTTTATTATTGATGTATTCGGAAATGTTACCCAATTACAACCATTAGATAAAGCTTCTAATGGTGTTAGAGGTCACAATTCAACAAGTATTAATATTAGTTATATCGGAGGTGTAGATAAAAATGGAAAATCAAAGGACACACGTACAATGCAACAATATGATGCAATGGTTGGATTGGTTAAAGCTTTTCATGCTGTGTTTCCTGATGCTGATATACTTGGTCATAGAGACTTTGAAGGTGTTAAAAAATCGTGTCCAAGTTTTGATGTAAAACAATTTTTAAAAGAAATTAAAATATAGCTATATGAACGGTTTTTTATCCAAATTTTTAAAAGGAAGTGCTAAAGAATTGACTGATAGTGTTGGTAATGCTATTGATAATTTAGCTACAAGTGACCAGGAGAAACTAAAAGCAAAAGCTGAAATATCTAAAATTGTTTTAGATGGTTTAAATGAGGTTGCAAGTTACCAACGTGATGTATTAGTTGCAGAATTAAAAGGAACTAAACTTCAAAGAAATTGGAGACCAATTGTAATGCTAATGTTTGCTTTTATCGTGGTTTACGCCAAATTTATTGCTCCAGCGTTTCAATTACCAAGTACTGAACTTGAACCTGACTTTTGGGAGTTACTCCAATTAGGTATTGGCGGTTATGTTGTTGGCCGTAGTGTTGAAAAAGTAGCTAAAACAGTAACAAAAAATATTGATTTATCATTTATAAAAAAACGAAATCGTAAAATCAACTAGTATGAAAAAAAGTAAAAAAGTAATTGGATTAATAACTGAAGCTTTCAAGTTTCACAAAGATGAAAATGAGTTATTGGTAACAACTGATAATGTTATTTTCTTAAAGTCTGCTAAAAACTTAGCAAAAGATCATGCTGCTAGAAATGGTGGTAAAGTTGAAACTGTAAAAAGAGGTCAAGAAATTGAAGAACTAGAAGTAGTTGTAGAAGTTGAATCTGCTACAACAGCAAATTTTACCGAAATGACTATTGATGAAATTAAAGAATTTGCTACTGAAAAAGGTATTGAATTAATTGAGGAGTCAAAAGATAATTTAATTGCTGAATTAGAATTGGCATTAACAGAAACGGAGGAAGCCTAATGAATGACATTGTTATAGATAAAACCAACGGAGGTTTGGCGAGAAAGAATCCATCTGGAGACATGATCAGTGGATTATTAACTCAAGGTGTTGCAGTAGTTGCTGGCTTACAGCTAGATATTGTTTACCGTTTAAAAAGTGTTAAAGATGCTACTTTATTAGGTATTAATGAAGCTTATGATGAAACTAATAAAATTTTAGTTTTTGAACATATTAATGAATTTTTTAGGGTTAATCCTGATGGTGATTTGCACGTTTTAGTAGTTGATAAAACTGTTGAAATTTCTACAATGGTCGACCCTTTAAATGCAGGTTATGCTAAAAAGTTATTAATTGAAGCTGAAGGAAAAATCAAACAATTAGGTGTTTCATTTGACGTTACACTTGAAGATATTGGTTTTGTAGATCTTACTATTGCTATTGCTAAGGCGCAGGCTTTAGTTGATTCTGAATACACATTACATAGACCAGTTGAAGTAATTTTAGAAGGGTCAGGGTTTGATCAAACAACCCCACTTGACTTTAGAAGTTTAAATTCAAAAGGTGTATCAGTAATGGTAGGTCAATCTTTAGAAGTTGCAAATAGAGAAATTGAATCTGTAAAATACTATCAAAAATATGCTGCCATTGGAACTGCACTTGGTGCAATTTCAAAAGCTGCAGTAAATCAAAACATTGCTTGGGTTGAAAAATTCAATTTATACGGAGGCTCTTTATTATCTGTAGGGATTTCAGGTGTAGCTATAAACTCTGTCTCTGATAGTACATTAGAAACAATGAATGATACTGGAGCAATATTCTTTAAAACGCATATTGGTAGATCTGGAATCTATTTTAATGATAGCCATACATGTATAGCTATTACTGATGATTACGCTTATATCGAAAACAATAGGACTATTCATAAAGCAGTTAGAGCAATCAGATCTATTCTATTACCAAGACTTAACTCTCCAGTATTAGTTGATTCTGATACGGGTAAATTAAGTCCTGAAGTAATTAAGAGTTATGAGAATGACGGACGTAGGGCATTAGAGAGTATGTTGAAGAATGATGAAATAAGTGCATTAGATGTGTTTGTTGATCCTGATCAAAATATTTTATCAACCTCAGATCTCAAAGTTCAGTTTTCATTAGTTCCAACAGGAACAGCTAGACAAATAAGTGTAACCATTGGATTTACAAATCCATTCTAATACCATTATCAAATGAGTGAACCATTAATAAATGGAGTAAGACATAGTTGGGCTGATGTAAAAGTGAATTTACTTGGCAGAACTATTTCAGGAATTACTTCAGTAGGCTATGATGACAAGCAAGATAAAGTCAACAATTATGGAGCAGGAGTTTTTCCAGTTTCGAGAGGGCGTGGAAAATATGAAGCGGGTGCAAAAATCGCACTTCATGCTTATGAAATAGATGCCATTACAAAAGCATTAGGAAAAGGTAAACGACTTACTGATGTTCCAATGTTTGATGTGACTGTTGTGTTTATGCCAGTTGGAAGTGATGGCTTAATTACTCATGTTATTCGTAATTGTGAATTCACAATGAATAAAAGAGAAATTAAACAAGGAGATACAGTAATTGAAGTTGAATTAGAATTAATTACCTCTCATATTGATTGGGATTAATTTATAACATTAAAGAAATGTCAAAAAAAGTAACAGAAGCGCAAATCAAACAATGGAAAGATCGTCATGAAGACGTTTTTCAAGTGGATGTACCATTAGATGATAAAGGAAATGTAGGTGTAGGCTATTTTAAAAAGCCAACCTTACAAATTATGGGGCCTGTACAGAAGTTTATGGAATCAGCTCCTTTAAAGGCATTAACTATTTTATTTAACGGGTGTTGGTTAGGTGGAGATGATGAACTTAAGGATAGTGAGGAAGCTCAAATTAGTGCATCAAAACAGATAGTTGCTTTATTTAAAGTAAGAGAGGCTAAGATAAAAAAGCTATAGACTTCAGTTTAATCGACACAGAAACTGGAGTCGATAATTTGAGAAAAGCTGCAGCACTTATTAGAAGTACGTTTAAGGTTGATCCTTATTCTTTAACTGATGATAAATTCGCTGAGCTTTTCTCTGAAGCCATTTGGCTTAAAAAATTTGATGCAGAGTTATTTGAAAACTCAATTTACTCAGCATTAGGAAAAGCATTCGGAGAACAAACATAATTCAATTTAGTGGGAGGAGCAGATATACATATTGATTTAACTGGTGATGCTTTAGGTGTTTTAAAGCAGTTACAAAAAGAATTTGGTGTGTTAAACACTAAAGTAGATGTAATTGAAAAAGGTACTAAATCAGCATTTAAAGGTATATCTAATAGCTTAAAATCTATTAATATTGTTTCAATTACTCAAGGGTTTGACAATTTAAAAAACACCTTGTCCGAAATTAATGGACCAGGAATAAAGTTTGAATCTAGTATGGCTGATTTATCTGCTATTACTGGTATTGTTGGAAAGGATCTTGATGCACTTGGGGATAAAGCTCGTAAAAATGCTAAAACGTTTGGAGGTGATGCTTCCAAATCTGTCGAAACTTACAAATTACTACTTTCACAACTTAGTCCAGACTTAGCTAAATATCCCGATCTATTGGGAGGAATGGCAGATAATGTATCTATCCTTTCCAAAACAATGGGCGGTGATACAACTGCAGCAGTTGGCGTATTAACTACTGCTATGAATCAGTATGGTGTTTCAATGGATAATCCTATTGAAGCGCAAGCTAAAATGAATGAGTTCATGAATATCATGGCAGGTGGAGCTAAAGCAGGTTCTGCAGAGTTACCACAATTACAGCAAGCAATTGCCAATGTTGGTGGTGATGCTAAGTCATCTCATGTTGAATTTGCAGGAATGGTGAGTGCAATTGAATCATTGGATAAGGTTGGAAAAAAAGGAGCTGAAGGTGGTGTTGCGTTGCGTAATGTATTATCATCTTTAAATCAAGGTCGTTTTTTACCAAAAGATGTTCAAGCAGAATTAAGAGGTGCAGGAATTGACATTAAAGGCTTATCAGATAAAACGTTGAGTTTTACAGATAGATTGAGGTTGTTAAAGCCAATACAATCAGATGCCGCATTATTATCTAAGTTATTTGGTAAAGAGAATAAGTTAGCAGCTGAAGCATTAATTAATAGTGCAGATGCTCAGGACAAAATGACCATTGCCATTACAGGAACTAATACTGCAGATGAACAGGCTAATGTAATAATGAATACTAAAGCTGAAAAGCTATCACGTATTCACGCTTGGTTTGATGATGTTAAAGTAGGTATATCAAATGCAACTGGTTCGTTTTTACCATTTATGGAAATGGGGTTCGGAGCTTTAAAAAGTTTAAGTACAATAGTTCCTGCAATTCAAGCTGTAACAACTGCCATAAATTTTATGAGAGTTGCAGAAAATAGAATGATTGTGACTCAACAATTAAAGTCAGTTTGGACTGGAATAGCTACTGCAGCACAATGGGCTTGGAATGTTGCTTTAAATGCAAATCCAATTGGTTTAATTATTACTGCTATTGCAGCAGTGGTTGCAGGTATAACTTATGTTATTGCTAAAACTAATGGTTGGAAAGAGCAATGGCAAAACTTAAAAGATACTTTGGCAGCTATATGGGATGGGATGAAAATTTCCTTTGAACTGGTTTGGGTATCTATTAGGAATTCATTTCTTAATGTAATTGACATGATGAAATTAGCTTGGTTTGAATTTAAAGACTTCCTAGGGTTTGGAGATGATGAAAATACCATAGCAATCACTCAGATTAATAAAGATATGGTAAGTCGTGATAATGAAGAGAGAGATCTAGCATTAGAACAGGCTAAAGCACAAAAGAAAATAGTGGACACTGCAGAGTGGAAGTTAAGTTGGGATGATGATGCTGTTAACACTGATAAAATCACAGATCAACTTACTGGAGGATCTACAACTAAATCAAACACACAATATGCAGGAATGCCATTTGGTGGAACTGGTTCTACAGGAGGATCAAAAAGCACAGGTGGTAAATCAAAAGGAGCAGGCTTTGCTTCTGCAGAGAAAAAAGAAATTAATACTAAGATTGAAAATTTAGTAAAAAACATAAATATACAGGTTGGTAATATGAACCAATCTAAATCAAAAATAAAAGATCAAATAACTGAAGCCTTAGTTGGTGCGGTTAGAGATTTTGAAGTAGCAATAGGATAATGGCAAAAGAATATACTATACCAGAATTGTTAGGACTAGTAGGAATACGTGGTTATTCTCCGAGATTGGGGAGTGCTATTAATACCCTGGTCACTACAGAGAATGAAATAGAATATCAAACGGCTTTACAAACGGCCACTTCAGAAGCTTCTGAAATATATGATTATTCTGAAATTGGTACTTATAGTAAGTCAAATCACTTTGATGGTTTGCCGATCTACATGCCTTTATTGTTTGAAGAGTTGGAAACAACTCCAGCAGACTACTTATTAGAAAGTGCAATTGTATCTATTTCAAGAAGTAAAAATATAGTTGTTACTGAAGTGCAAGGAAGGGATTCCACAGTAAAAGAATTTATTAATAACGGTGATTATGATATTAGCGTTAGTGGTATTATTTGTAAAAATGGTATTGGCTATCCTAAAGAAAGTGTAAAGGAATTTACAAAGTTTATGGTGGCTAAAAGTAGTATAAAAGTCGTTCATGAGGTTTTAAATATGTTAGGGATTTATGAATTAGTGATTATGGATTATGACCTTCCAAATTCACCGTTAATTAATGTGCAGCGTTATAGTTTTAATGCAATAAGTGAAACACCAATTGAATTAAGAATAGAGGAGTAATGGAAGTGTTAATTTGTAAAATATTGATCGGTACTTTAACTTTTAATTGGGTTGGTAATGTTGAGATTGAAAGCTCGTGGGAACTGTTAACGGATAAGGCTACAATTACATTACCTGCTAATGTGAAAGTTGATCATAATAAGTTAGCTAAAAGCATTAGTTATGGAGAGAAAGTAACTATTAAAATAGGTTATAATGATAATTTAAACACTGTTTTTACAGGGTATATTACAAACATAAAACCAAAAGTACCAATTGAAATTACTTGCGAAGATGAAATGTGGAAGCTAAAACAAAATTCAATTATTGATAGTGGCAGAAATCAAACACTAAACAAATTATTGAAAAAGCATTTTTCTACATATAAAACAGATTCCTATGATATTGAAATGGGTACGTATTACATTGATAAAATAAGTGGAGCAAAATTATTGGAACAAATAAAGTCAGACTTTGGAATGCATTCATTCTTCAGAAATGATGTTTTAGTTGTGGGTAGAAGATATAATCCTGACACTGCAAACCATGCTAAGTTCAAGTTGGACTACAACATGGTAGAAGATAATTTGGAGTACAAGAAAAAAGACCAGGTTAAAATTAAAGTAACTGCAATAAGTAATAATAGTGATGGCTCAAAAACAGAAATTCAACTTGGAGATCCTGAAGGTGAAGCTAGAAGTTTAAACTTTTACAATCTGAGTAAAACAGAATTAAAAGCAGCTGCAGAACGTGAATCAGAACGATTGATTTATGAAGGTTGGCGTGGAAGTTTTACAGCATTTGGAGTGCCTGTTGTTGCCCATGGAGATATTGTTGAATTAATACATAGTGAAGAAAGTGATAAAGTGGGTAAATATTGGGTAGATGAAGTTAAATCTACTTTTGGTTTAGATGGATATAGACAAGAAATTAAATTAGGATCTAGAGTATGAGTTTAAAAGATACCATATTGGCATTAGTTAAAGATCAAATCAAAGTTCAAGTTGTTACTGGTAAAATTAAATCAGTTGATGAAACTAAAATGATTTGTGATATTGACTTACAAAATGCACCAGACTTGTTAGATGTTAGATTAAGATCTATTATTGATGAACAGGAGAAAGGCATATTGATACTTCCGAAAGTTGGAAGTTATGTTTTGGTAGGTTTAATTAATAATCGCCCTGAGTCAAGTTTTGTTTGTGGGTACAGTGAGGTCGATAAAATTAGATTTTTAATTGATGAGATTGAATTATCAGGTGATGATTTTGGAGGAATCGTAAAGAGTGAAAAAGTAACTGAAGAAATTAATAAATTATCATCAGACATTAATCAACTAAAACAATTTATTGCATCATGGGTTCCTGCTCCTCAAGATGGCGGTGCAGGATTAAAAGCAATATTATCAAGTTGGAGTACTTCAACTCTTCAGAATGTTGTACAGGCAAGTTTAGAAAACGAAAAAGTGAAACATGGCTAAAGATATATTAACAGATGAGAATGGTGAGTTAGCTGTTTTAAATGGTGATTTACATATCGGTAATAGTGATCAGCAACATGTTGAACATATTTTAACATCTGCTAAAGGACATTATAAACAACACCCTTTAATTGGTGTTGGAATTGAAGATTATTTAAACGCTCCAAATTCATTAATAACACGCCAAAAATTAGAAAAAGAAATTAACCTTCAGCTTGAGTCTGATGGTGCAAAAGAAATTACAGTTTCATATAACGACACTTTAAAAGTAGCAGCTATTTATGAGTAAAACAGATAAAATATTAGTTAAACCAAATCAAACCATTTTTGATATTGCTTTAAAACAGCATGGTAGTATTGAATCTGTATTTGACGTTTTAGAAAACAATACTGAACTTCAAAATTTGAATAGTAACATCAATGTTTCTCAAGAGTTAAATATTGATAGCGAAAATGTTTCAAATAAAGAAGTTACTGATTACTATGATTCTAGAGGAGTTGATCCTGCAAGTAAAGAAGAATCTACTCATGTAGTTGTAAATACACCTGAGGAAATAAGTTCTTTAGTGTGTAAAAATTACAGTTTAGAAGATAAACATTTAATATTGGGTTGTTTAGATTTTAGCGATCAACAGAACGTGGATGCTTTAAGTAGTAAACAAAATCAAGATTTAAAGGAAGGATTGTGCCTAAAAAGTCTGTTTTTAACATTAAATTATTTGGATACTAATGATATAATTGAGGTTACAGGTGACTCTGATAATATCGGGGACTACACATTAATCGATAGTGGATTAGAGATCAGTACGGATGGTATTAATTATATACCACTGGTTGCTCCATTCCAATTACTAGACGCTGTTTTGTATTACTTAAAAAGAACAACTGCTATAGTATCAGAAGTGAAAAAACTAACAGGAACTTATGTCTAAGAAAATAAACATTTATGGTAGTTACTCATCAATTACGGGGCAATTGTTCTTTGATGAATTTGGTGTAGGGATATCTGGTTTCTCACTACAAAAATTACGAGCAGGTTATACTGGTGCTTGTATGCGTGTTTTGCGTACAAGTGATAATACTGAGATGGATATAGGTTTCGTAAATGATACTCTTGACACTACTACGCTATTAAGTTTTGTGGGTGCATCAAATGGTGCTGTAACAATATGGTACAATCAAGGTAGTGGTATAGTAAATGCAGTTGAAACAGTTGTTGTTGATATGCCTTTAATTGTAATAAGTGGTAGTTTAGTTATTAGAAATGGTGACCCAGCTTTACAATTTAGTAATAGTAAATTGACTGTTTTAACCCAGTATGGAAACACTGATACGAGAAGCCACTTTTCAATATTTGAAATTAACAACACAATAGCGCACACAGGTTATCATAATGTTTACTTGTTCGGTTTAACAGATTTTACAAGCGGATTTTTTCAGCATATTTATCACAATTCACCTAATTTAATTAATTTCAATAAACGGGTTAATATTTTAGATTTTAACAGTATAGTAAGTCCAGACAACACGATACGACTAAGTTCTGAAATTAAGAATTCAGTTTCAATTACTACTTATCTTAATGATCAAAATCTTGGTACTAAACTTGGCGTATTTAATTATGAAGATACCCTAATGATCGGTTGGTGGAGCTCTAATAGATTGGGTGGTTACATACAGGAAATGATTACATACAATGAAGATAAAGGTGTACAAGCAACTCAGATTATAGATAACAGGAATAGTTACTATAATATATTTTAAAAACAAGGTTGAGCAAGTTATTGTAAATATCACGTTCAATTATTAAAGTTAATGCAAACAATGAGAGTCAAAATTTGACACGATTAAAATATAAAAAATGGCAAGGACAATTACAGAGATATATGATGAAATGGTGACTGAAAAACAAACAATGTCTTCATTGAATGCTTTTCAACCAAATATTGATAATTCACAAACTTTACTCACAGATCTAACTAGTCAAAGTAAGGTGGCTGTATGGCGTTTATTGTTTTTTGTTGCTGCCGTTAGTATTTGGGTTTTGGAAACGTTATTTGATAAACATTCTCAAGAGGTTGAAGCAAGAGCTAATGAATTAATAACGGGTCCAGCATTATGGTATAGAGATCAATGTTTTATATTTCAATATGGTGATGCTTTAACTTGGAATGGAAAGAACTACAATTACCCAATAATAAATGATGCTATAAAAATTATTAAAAGAGCTGCTGTTATAGAGGCAGGTGGACAAGTAAGAATTAAAGTTGCTAAACTTGATTCAGGTCTACCTGTTCCTTTATCTGCATCAGAAAAAACAGCTTTTGAAACTTACATTAATAAAGTAAAATTCGCAGGAACGAATATTGATGTACTTAGTTTAACATCTGACTTATTAAAAATAAGTTACAAAGTTGTCTATGATCCTTTGGTATTGAACAGTAATGGTGAATTAATTAGCGATACGTCAATAAAACCAGTTGAATTAGCTATTAATAATCATATTCAGAATTTACCATTTAATGGTATTTTGAACTTAACTAAACTAACAGATTCAATACAAGCTTCACTCGGGGTTATAGATCCAATTATTCAAACTGCTGAAGCAAAATATGGTTCTATTCCCTATCAACCGATTATAAATAATTTTAATGCTGACGCAGGCCATATGGTTATTGATCCTGCATTTCCTTTATCAACACAAATAACATACACGCCAAATGTTTAACATAACTTATAATGACATAGTTGATAAAATAGTTCCTGCTAGGCTTCAAAAAGAAAGTATAAAATCACTTTTATATGTAATGGTAAAGCCAATACAGACTTTACATTCTTCATTTATTAGTTTTAGGGATGGGACAAACTATAAATTATTATTTAATGGTCAGGTAATTTATTTAGAACATTATTTGAATGATGTCTATGACCCAGTTAATAGAGAAATTTATATTGAGGATACAGCTAATCTTGATTATGACTACACAGGTAATAAAATTGAAAATAGACCTGACTTATATCTAGTTAATAAAACTGAAATACCGCCTGAATCTGCTTGGATTATTACTAATCAAGTAGAATACAATTCGCAAGTAGAGTTCATTGTAAAAATTCCTGTTGCAGTGAGTTATAATGAAATAATAATGAGAGATCAAATAAAAAAATACACAATCGCAGGTAAACGATTTAATATAAATACATACTAAAATGAATAAATTAAAAACAATTGAGAATGGTGGGTTTCCATTCGTACTTGATGACTTAAGATGGATGGATTTAGGAATACGAAATGCATTCTTAGGCATATTTAGTGCTTTTAATTCTGATAATGGTTTTATTGTATCTGGCTGTGTCAAAACTATTGATACAGGTACAGTTACAATTACAGAGGGTTATATAGTTTTGTCAGGAGAAATATATTATTTACCAACTCAATCTTATTCAGAGGCAGTAGCAGGAGAGGTTGAAATTGTATCTATTGACTTGTCATATGATGTAAATGGAAATAAAATTTTTCAAAACGGTTCAAATAATAGTACATACGAAATTAGAAACGTAAAAGTTGAAAAGGTTGCAACGCCTGCACCTGTTGATTCTATTTTCTTTCTTACAATTAATAAATTGATAAGTGACTCTTTTAATTTAGCTGATAGTAAAACTATAGCTTCATCTGAAGCTGTAAATCAATTAAGATCTTCATTATCTACATTGATAAATACAAAACAGAACTGGAACTCAGCTGTTAAGTTTTACACTGGAACAACATTACCTAATCATATATCTTATCAAATAGGAGATCTGTATTATGTTGGAGCTACTGCACCTTATACAATATATATCCATATCGGAGATAATTGGGTTTCACTAAATTAAAAAAAAACATAAAATGAAATATTTTGTAGCAAAAGAAAGTAATGGAATTATCAGTATAACTTCTCCAGTACCACCAAACTACCGTTTATATAAAGGGGAAAGTTTAATATTAAGTGAAATACCAGACATTGATTTATTAACACAGAAATTTATTATAAATGATGGTGAGTTAAAGATTGAGTCAAAAACAAAATTCGATACAGACCAGGATAAAATAGATTCTTTATCCAATAGTATTAAGACCATTGATGAAAACACGAAAAAAGAAATTTTAAAAGGTTTTGAATTTGATGGACAAACTTTCAGTTTAAGTGCAAATGCTCAAATAAATTGGCAGGGTATGTTATCACTAAAAACCGCATCATTGTTTTCACCTACAGAAATCTCAACAATTGATGACCAGGTGTATTTATTAACCATTTCTAAACTGGATGCTTTTATTATAGCAGGTAGAGATAAACTCCAATTAAAATTAGCAGAAGGTAGAAGTTCTAAACAGGCTTTAAAGTCTGTTTAAACACCAATTAAGTAATTATTAAACAAACATATAAATGAGTAGTGTGACAACTAAGAAAATTAAAACACCGATTAGCTATTACGGTGGTAAACAAATGATGCTAAAGAATATTTTACCTTTAATACCTGAACATGAAATTTACACAGAAGCCTTTTTTGGAGGTGGAGCTGTTTATTGGGCAAAAGAACCGGCTAAATGTGAAGTGATTAATGATGTTAACATGAATATTGTTAACTTCTATGAAGTATTGAAGCATAGTTATTTTGAATTACGTAAAAAGGTAGAATCAACACTTCATAGTAGAGAAACTTATAAAAAGGCTATGATTATTTATGATTGTCCTTGGTTATTCCCTGAAGATCATGTATTAAGAGCTTGGGCGTTTTGGGTAGCTACCAATCAAGGTTTTTCTTGTAAAATTGGTTCATGGGGTTATGATAGAAACAAAAGGGCTAGAACTGTTCAAAACAAAATTGATGCCTTTGATGAATTGCTATCAGAACGATTAAAACACACCCAAGTTGAGCATAATGACGCTCATAAGGTTATTTTAAGCAGAGATACTGATAAAGCCTTTCATTATGTTGACCCACCTTATATTGATACTAATCAAGGTCATTACGGTGGTTATACTCACGAACACTTTAGACGTGATTTAGATGCTCTTACAAAGGTTAAAGGTAAGTTTCTGTTAAGTACATACCCTTCTGACATTTTAAAGGAGTACACGGAAACAAATGGATGGTATACAAAACAGATAGAGAAAACACTCTCAGCCTCTAATGGGGCTAAGTTAACCAAACGTAAAATTAAAATAGAGCAATTGACTGCTAACTATCCAATATAAACCAAAAGAACCTCATACAATTATGTGTGAGGTTCTTTTTTTTGTGAGCATTTCGTTTTGAGTTTGTGTACATTTCGTTTTGCCGATTATACTACATTATTTTTTTCAACCCTACCCTTCCTTCTCTTCAAATTCAGAAAAATTATCCATTCCACGTCCACAATTACAACTAAAAAGAATTTTACACTACAAAACACATAAAACACAATATAAAACCCCATTATTTAGCCTTAGTCATGGTATAAAAATTAAAAGAAGTAGTTTTGCCAGTCAAAAAAAATGGCAGTATTATGAATAAAAATATTTTAATTGCAGGTGGTGG